AGGGGCACACGGAGCTTAAAGCAGAGGTCGACGAAATCAAGGCGGATTTGGAAAGTCTTAAGATGGACTTACCGATACTTCCGGTGGAAGCCGACCGCATTACGGAAGCTGTCAGAAAGAAAGGCGTTTCAATCATGGGAGGAAAACAGTCGAGCGCATACAGCAATCGTGGATTACGCCAAAAGGTTTACAACAACCTGTATGCTAATCTGAAATACAACTTTGGGGTTCGGTCTTACAAGAGCATCAAGCGTAGCCAGTGTGATAAGGCAGTGCAAGTGATAAATGCTTATCAAACGCCGTATTTTTTGCAGGAACAGATTGACGATGCCAATATGCAACAGAGGTTGGAATTTGAATAAACTGTATCTTTGGACGGAGAAAGGAGCATTTCTTCACGCCAAATCATTGAATAATGATGTTGCATGGGATGTGTAGGGATGCTTGCGAAGCGGAATACCAGAAGTATAAAATTTAAAACGAATAATTTTAGCACCTATCAAAAAACGGTAGGTGCTATTTTTATACTCATTTTTAGGAGAATAGTCATGAAAAAATATAAACCAATAGACTGGAGCAAGTGCCCGGAAAGTCGCACACCAATAGGAAATCCGAATAATTGCGTCGTGGCGGATATTCTGCCGGACGGAAAAACTGAAATCTTATTAAGTGATAATAACGGTGCTCATATTTGCAAAACTGAAAAGAAAACTTGATTGGAGGTGTTCGGCATGGCGTACAGCGGATGGTTGTTAAAGATTGGAAATTATACAGTTCCAATGTCTTTTATGAAACCGGAGACATATAGCCCATATGTGAATATGCAGGACTTAGACGATTATACGGACGCTAACGGCTATCTACATAGAAATGCCGTGGAATTAAAGGCGTTAAAAGTTGAGTTTGAAACACGGGCTATGCTTACAAACACGGAATTTAATGCCATTATAAGTAAAATCCGTCAGCAGTTTACTAATGCAACCGGAAGAGCCTGCTATATCACGGCGTACATCCCGGAATATGACGATTATGTAACACAGTACGGATATATGGCAGATTTTCAGCCTACTATATACGGAACGTATGGAGGTCAAATCCATTACAACTCTGTAAGGCTGGCATTTATAGGGGGTGTATACGGTGGTTGATTACCAATATTCAAATTTGTTTCTAAAGGACAGCGTAGACAAACAGTTAAACATCGTATCTGATGATGGGAAAATCAATATCACAAACACCGAACTACACCAAGAAAAATTTGAATTGACAGAAAGCTTGTGTTCGGAATCTGAATTAACATTTGGGGCATGTGAAGCTGGTATGATTAAATTCACTGTGTCCAATGTATTCTTGCCAATGAAAGGCAAGTGGTTGACTGCAAAGATGACTCTTGATGGTCACGAAGATAAACCATTCCAAATAGGAAGATACAAGGTTTATTCTGACACACCTACGGCAGATCGGACGTGCCGGGATGTGGTAGCTTACGATGCTTTGTATGATATTTTATCATCTGATGTTGCTGATTGGTACAATCAGGTACTTCCACAAAAAGATAGCACGGTAACGCTCAAACAATTCAGAGATAGCTTTTTTAATCATTTTGGAGTGGAACAGGAAGAAGTATCTCTTGTAAATGATGAAATGATTATTGAAAAAACTGTAGAAGTGAAAGCATCAAGTAGCGGAAGTTCAGATACTGCAGAGACAAGCACGATAGGCGAAGTTATAAGCGGAAAAGAGGTTTTGTCTTGTATACTTGAAATTAACGGTTGTATGGGAAATATCGGGCGCGTTGGAAAGTTTCGCTATGTGTACTTAACGCAAGATATGCAGGGGCTTTATCCGGCGAATGATCTTTACCCGGCGGATGATCTTTACCCTAGAAATCCAAAGAGCACCAGCATAAGTAAAAGCCAGTACATTTCAGCGCAATATGAAGATTATATTGTCAGAACGATTGACAAACTGCAAATTCGTGAAAAAGAGAATGATATAGGAGTGATTGTAGGTGATGGCGGAAACACTTATGTGATCGAGGGAAATTTCCTTGTTTATGGGAAAGGGACAAAGGAATTAAACGAAATTGGAGAAAAAACGTTATCAAAGATAAAAGGAATTATATACAGACCATTTAGTGCTGACTGCAAAGGAAATCCATGCCTTGAGGTTGGAGATGCGGTACGGCTGACTACAAAATATGAACTGATCGAGACTTACATCCTAAAGCGCACGCTGAAAGGCATACAGGCTTTGCGCGACGATCTGGAAGCGGACGGGGAAGAGTACCGTACAAGTAAGGTCAACGGAATTCAGCGGAGCATATTGCAGCTGAAAGGCAAGAGCAACACTCTGGAACGCTCAATTGAGGAGACGAAATCGACAATCGTTGATGTAGAAAAGGGTTTGCAGTCACAGATCACCCAGACAGAGGAGAGCATCACGTCGGAAGTAAACAGGGCAAACCAAAAAGAGGGAGAACTTGCGGCTGCAATCCAGATAAACGCCGAGGGGATAACGTCAAAAGTGTCACGCGACAGTGTAGTATCGGAGATCAATCAGTCTGCAGAGGGACTAAAGATTAGAGCTGATTTGTTGGAACTCAGGGGATCTGTGGAGATGACCGGCGGGTATGTGCACATTGACGCGACAGAGAGTACGGACAACTTGGTTGAATTGAAACGGGAAGGCACTCTTGTGCAGATGGGAACAGATGGATTGAAGTCAGTAGCAGATACGAGGGAACTCACAGCCAGCTATTCGGCAGTATCAGTGCGTGATACATCAGCCAATACGATTGCACAGATGTTGTCGACCGGAAAAGGAATCTCATCCTACGGGTGGGAATCTTATTCGGACAAGCGACTAAAACACGGTATAGAATCTCTTGATCGGGAAAAGAGCGCAGCGCTTATACAGTCTCTGCGTCCGTGCCGATTTATTTATAACTATGACGCCGCGGGACATTACCGGCATGGTCTGATTGCACAGGAAGTGCTGGCGGCGATTGGAGATGAAGACTGGGCGATTTGCTCCGAGAATCCAGACCCGAACGGCAATGCCTATTATTCACTTGACAAAACAGAGTTGATTGCTGATCTGATAGCTACGGTACAGTTACAGCAAGAGGAAATAGAAGAATTAAAAAGGAAAGTAGGATAAGAAAATGGTCAACGCAAAAATCCGTGAGTTTGAAAATAACATTATCAATTTTATAAATGCAAGCAGTGATGTTCCTATTGAAGTAAAACATCTGGTGCTTAAGGATATTTTGCACCAGGTAGAAGCGGAAGCAAACCGGCACGTTATCGCCGAGCGGGAGCAGATGCAGGAAAATCTTAAAAAGGAGAGCGAGGATCATGAATAAAGCATATAAACGTATCAACTGGGAGAATTACCCGAGCGATGCTACGCCTTTGAATGAAGCGAATCTCAACAATTTGGACAGTGCCACAGATACCATTGACGACCGTGTGATTACGCTTGACACAACCAAGGCAACAAAAACAGAGGTTGCTACACTTGTATCAGATGTGACATTTGAGGAATCTACCGGAATTATTACTATTACGAAGAAAAATGGATCTAGGGTTACCATTGACACACAGATGGAGAAAATTGCTGTCAACTTCGATTATGACCAGACTACACAGCAGATTATTTTGACTCTGATCGATGGTACGAAGCAGTACATAGACCTGTCGGCACTGATTACACAGTATGAGTTCCTTGATTCGGATACGGTAGCTTTTTACATTGATAAAAAGGGAAAAGTGTCTGCCATCGTTAAAGAGGGAAGTATCGAGGAAAAGCATTTAGAGCCTAATTATCTTGCGAAAATCAAAGTGGAAGTGGCAAAAGCGGAGTCCAGTATGAAAAATGCTGCAATGTCTGAAATAAACGCCAAAGCAAGTGAGGATGCCGCAAAAGCCAGTGAAACAGCGGCAAAAACATCCGAAACCAATGCCAAAGCGTCAGAGACAGCAGCGGCGAAGTCAGCCACGGCGGCAGCAACATCCGAGACTAACGCAAAAGCCAGTGAGACATCCGCCAGTCAGTATGCAGCCACAGCCACAAGTGAAGCGGCATCTGCCAGTCAGTCAGCCAGTACCGCCACAGATAAAGCCACAATCGCAACACAGAAAGCAACAGAAATTATCGGCAAAGCAGAATCTGCAGCAGATAGTGCAACCAAAGCACAGAGTTATGCCGTTGGCGGTACTGGCAGCCGGGAGGGAGAGGACTCTGATAATGCTAAATATTATTATCAGCAGGCAAAAGACGTATCAGAGGGACTAAAAGGTGGATTGCAGCCGCATGGCACGGTGGCTTTTGCAAATCTTCCGGCGCTTCCGGATGTCAATGCAGGATGGATGTACAATATTTCGGATGAGTTTACGACCACCGCAGATTTTAAAGAGGGAGCGGGCAATGCAGTTCCCGCCGGCGCGAATATCTACAAAACGTCAGACGGCAAGTGGGATGTGCTGGCGGGTACTCCGGTGACGGGGGTCAAGGGTGCAAAGGAGACAGCCTACCGCCGTGGGAATGTCAACCTTACGGCGGCGGATGTTGGGGCGGTAGCCGAGGATGGGGATGCATCGGATGTGACGGTGACATTTTCGGCGGCGGCGGAGCGCGCCAACATAACCACTGGCGAGAAGTTGTCTGCGCTATTTAGTAAGATTGCAAAGTGGCTGTCTGATCTTAAGCCAGTGGCTTTTTCAGGTAGCTATGATGATTTAAGCAATAAACCGACAATACCGGCGAATACATGGCGCCCGGTGCAGGACAATTTGGCATCCAGTTCCACTACAGACAGTTTATCCGCTAATCAAGGAAGACTGCTGGCAAACGGATCGGCTCGAGATAACACGAAGATGCCTGTAACTGGCGGCACATTTACTGGGCCGATTGGATTTGCCAGAGCGGTTGGATTTGCCAACAGTACGTGGAATCCCGTTGGTGATGATTGCTATATGGGAGATTTTAATGCGGCGGGATGCGTAGCATTTAAAAGTATGTCATCTCAATTAACAGGTATCGCTTTGGTTGGAGCCGGAAGCAACATATACGGTCGGCTTTTGGTACAAAATGATGGCGGTGATATGTACCTTGCCACAAACGGCGCGTTTTATGTTTCCAACGGCAATAACAGTGCCCGAGCGCCGATCTATGCATCCGCTTTTACGCAGTCCTCATCCAGACGCGTCAAGAAAAATATTGAGAATATGACTGATGAGGAAGCCAAGAAGTTATTGCACGTAGAGGTTAAATCGTATGACTACATCAACCCCGATATGCCGGATGGATGTTTCGGTTGCATCGCGGAGGATATGGCAAAAATAATCCCGTCTTGTGTCAATGGAGATGTTGACTGCGCTGACGATGATGCCGCAGCTATTCAGGGCATTGGTATTGATTATTCCAAGCTGGTGCCACATCTCATAAAGATGGTACAGATCCAGCAGGCACAGATTGATGCTCAGCAGGAACAGATCAATAAGCTTGCATCACAGATTTTATAGTTGGCACAAACCTGCATAAGCAGTGTTTTATATCTGTTCAAAACCCAGACGTTTTTGTTGACCAAAAGTGACAAATCATACGATTTCTGTCGAAACTTGCGACCGAAATGATTTGAATAATGCTGACAAAATTTGTAAAATAAAATTGTCCGATAAGGGCACTTCAAGTTCTGGAGAGGGGGCGATGTTTGGCGATTCATTGCCCCCTCAAATGTTACTGGCAAATAATGGTAATTTTTTTTGTATGGGGTTGACTGCAAAGAACGTACGTTCTGTAATGGCATTAACATTATCGGTTGCAGAGATTGGAGGAGAATAAAATGGGGGAAAATGAGTTCAATGAGGAAACAGCGTTTTACAAGGAAAAAATAACTGAAATGGTCGTTAAGTG